AGCCTGTTCTAATGCTTCTAATGTCTTTTCCTTTTTTAAGTGTCTACTTTTGTCCATTATGCTCCTAAACTTTCAATTGGAATGTTCAATGCTTCTATGACTGCAAATTCAAATACTTTGCTTTCATTATCGTAACCATTTAATTCTTTAATTCGTTTTCTTAATTCCATCCAATTACGATATGTATCTTCTGAAACCTTTATGTTAATTGTGTTATCAAATTTATCTTCTTTTTCTAAATCTAAAGGCTCGTCATCATCTTCAAATGTATTCCAATCAAAGTCTAACACATCAATCATATTTCCCATCTCATCGCTTGTAAACGGCATTGTCTTTGCCATCTCATCAAGCGAGAATGTTCCTGTCATATCTTTTATTAATTCTCCTAATTTAAAAGCATTAGTTTGAAATCTTGTTTCATTTGTTTCTATTGCTATTCTTTGAGCATCAGCTAAACTTATTTTTCCATAATTAAAAACGTGGCATTCTTTCATTTTTATTTCATTCATAACGTCTAGTCTGTGATTACCATTTACCACTTCATACTTTCCGTTATCAAGTTCTCTAATTTGGATATTCTCAACTTGTCCGTTTCTTTTAAAGTTTTCAATTAACTTCAATGTTTGGTTTTCATCTTCTTCTTTATAGTTCCAATCAGCTTTTATAAGTTTTGAAACTTCAATATCTGTAAATCCTTTTTTCATTACCATAATTTTTTTACGACCTCTCCTGCGAAATGTCTGTTGTTAATATATTGATTCAATTCTGAATAAGACTTTGCACAAAGAAAATTATTCAAGTTATATTCAGTAGGTTTTAGCATTTCTAATTTTTCAAGAAACTCATCTTTATTTTCTTCGGCATATTTTTTCCAATCCAATGTTCTTGTTTTTACTTGTTTTAGTTTATTCATATTAAAATAATATGATTGTCCAAATCTTGCAGAAGATAACCAAGAGGTACTATCACAAGAGTAGTAACCACTCTGCTCCATTAATCCTTGTTGTGTACACCCTAGTAAGTGTATCTTGATTTTTGGATTAATTTTATTAGCTCTACCAATCATATGAGCAACTGCTTTATGTAATGAGCCTTTTCCTTTTAATACTATTCTTAATTCAGGAATACTTATTGCAATATAAGGATAACGCTTACATAGTTTATCGAAACCATCTTGTCCTTCCTCTTTATGCCACACATATATTGTTTTATCTATATCATATTCTTTTTCAAATATACCTCTAAACTTTTTAAGTTTATCAACTCCAAGTACTTTATGAACATCCATTTCAACTATGTAATTTTCATAATTAATTTCTTTCATACTGTTCAAGTATTTGTATGTGTATTCAAGTAAGTCTTTTTCGTTGTAAGTAATATGGCTTCCTGCTCCAAACATCATTGTAAACAATCCACTATCCATTATCCAATCAGCATTACAATCTTTTGTTTTGTGATACCAATACAACCAATCTTTATTGAAACTTTTTTGATGTTCATAAAATGTAGTTAAAAAACTTGGGTGGTTTGATTGGTATATCAACTCACAAGTATTCTTATCATTTGCTCCTGCTAAAAATAGTTTCATAGTATTACTTCTGCTCCGTTTTCGTTATCTTCTAATACACTACAATAATTTAATTCAAATACAGTAGCCAATTCTTTTGCTATCATTTCACAAGACATATCTCCAAATGTTTTAGGATACATCTCATCTAAAAAGCTATTCACTTTTCTTTTAAGCAATATGATTTCAATATCTCTATCATCGTGTTTAACTTCTTTTTTGCAACAGATATGAAATATGTGTCTGTGAGGAAATTTAAGAAACTCTACTCCCTCCAATTCACAATCTGACCATTGGTGTACGGCTTCGTGTTGTAGGTTAATTATAATGTTTGTTTTCATAGTTTGTTTTGCGTGTAATTTAGCAGCTTCAAATAATGCTACACTTAACATTGTTTGTTATGAATTTGCATTATCTCCATTCTTGCTTTGCTATCTTCTTTGAAGATTCCTCTCATCATTGAAGTAGTTGTCCAAGTGTTGTGTTTTTTAACACCTCTCATTTCCATACACATATGTTTAGCATTTAGCACTACTGCAATTCCTAAAGGCTCTAATTCTTTTTCTAAAAAATCAGCTATCTGTGTTGTGATTCTTTCTTGGTTCTGTAATCTTCTAGAAAATGTTTCAAGTGTTCTAGCTAGTTTACTCAATCCTACAATACGTTTGTTTGGAATATATGCTATTGTTCCATAACCAAAGAAAGGTGCAATGTGGTGTTCACATAACGAATGAAAAGGTATATTAGTTTGTACAATCATTTCATCATATCCCTCACTTTCAAATGTAGTACAATTCCAATCAGGAGGATTAAGAAATTCCTTAAAGAATTTAACAAACCTTTTTGGTGTTTCTTGTAATCCCTCTCTGTTTGTATCTTCTCCAAATGCTTGTAACAATCTTGCTACACTATCTTCTGCATCTCGTTCTCCTGATTCTTCCCAAGGAAACTCTAACCACCCTAAATCTTTTTCGTCTATCTTATTCCATAAAGCAACAAAAGGAATGTCAGGATATTTGTCTTTCCATTTCATAGCCGTTCTTCCACTATCAATTAAATCATCAACTATGTAATCAGCTTGTTCAGGTGTGTCAACTGCATTTCCTGTTAGTCCTGCAATAATTTGTCCACCTCTAGGTACTCCATAGCATTTTCCTTTAGGTAATTTTTTTACTCTTTCGTATATTTCTTTCCAACTTATTATACTCCTGTTGTCTTGTTCCATAGTTCAATCTGTAATCTTGTACAGAATTTAATACTCTCACGAATACATAAATCTGCTACAAAGTTTTGGTTAGTTTTTAATTCAGTTAAATCTTCTGCATTAGGCATCAGATATATTTTGTTTCTGTCTACATTAAATTCTTGTATCTCATTCCAATTATCTTCATTGCTTATAACAAATTTAAAAATAGATACAGGACTATTGTTAAAGAATTCAATCACTTGTGGTATGTGTCTTTTGTCTTTAGGCATTCCACTATTAGCAAGTTTAGGACTAACATTATATAAATCAATCCAATAATCTAATTCTTCTAATGGCTCAATCGTTCCATTTGTTTCTACTTCTACAAAAGGATGATAACCTTTATTGGATAAGTAATTCATTACCTCAATGATTGCTTTCTGTTGCATTAAAGGTTCTCCACCTGTCCAAATTAGATGTGTGCCTTTTTTCATTTGCTCTCCATACAAATCAATAAGCATTTCGCCTACTTCTTCTATTTCATAAGTTATACCTTTTGTCCAAACCTCTAATGTGTCGCACCTCCAAGTTGCTCCATCATATAGTTGTCCATCTTTCTGTGTGCCATAACCTCCACACAATAAGTTACAAGCCTTTAATCTAACGAAGATAGCAGGTACTCCCATTGTTTCTCCCTCTCCTTGTAAACTGTAAAAATGTTCTGATACTTTAATTTTCATATATAGCTGAATTATTTTCGTTTTCTAATACTGTTACTTTATTTACCGAAACTCTACCATCGGTTTCTTTTTTAACAAATTCATTTACTTTATTGTAAATAAACTCTGCAAACTTTTCTGCACCTACACTTTTAATTACTCTTAATTGTATAACACCCAATTCATCTAATATAAGAAAGTGTTGTATCATAGGGTCGTCAGAAGCTATAATCGTTGTGTGGTCAAACATATAATCAAACCATTTTTTAGGACTTTTGCCATCAATAGTTCCTTTTGCTCTTTTCATTCCTCAGAAATCCCATACCCAATTTCTTTCATCTAAACTTCCTTTAAACTCAATTTGAAAAGAAAGTGCGTATCCGTGTAAAAAACTACAATGTGTGTCTTTTGCTTTCCATTGTCTAAAACAACAAGAGAACCCTTTAAAATGCTTTTTACTTATATACATTCCTGTTTCTTAATTAGTTCTAATTCAAATTGCAAATGATGTATAGCTTTTTCAATGTCTTGCGCCTTTGGATTACTTGGCTTCTTTCCTGCTCTTAATAAGTATGTAACTGCCGTTCCAACATTATAAGTTAAAAGAAAGTCATCTATAACATCGTGTGCTTCAATTCCTTTAAAGATACCTTTGTAATAGTTAGGAGTATCTTTTTCTTCTAATCCATTTCTAGTATAATCGTAGTAGTATTTACTTGGCATTTTTCATTTTCTTTTTAGGTTTGTCCATTATGTTTTTAAAGTATTGATACATACTACCTAAACAACTAGAGCAATTTGTACCATACTTGTAATTCGTTCTATGAATTTCGTTGTACAATTTTATCATTCTAGTTTTGAAATGATGCGATTGAGCAACACCTGTTTTGATACCCTCCCAAATTTCTTTTAATTCTACTTTTTGTTCTTTATTCATTTTACCATTTTTTTGTTGGACATTCTTCTGTTTTCCAAGCTGCCTTTGTTTCCACAGGGCAACCACATTTGTTACATTCTTTATCTTTATGGTCTAACCATTCACAACGACTGCAAGTGTGTACTCTATCATAATAGGTTTGACTATCTACATTCTCAAAACCTCCTAATACTCTTTTACTAACTGCCTTTAGGTAGTTGTAAGATTTAAGCATTGCACTCGCTTTCTTTGTCATCTGTTTTTTTTAATTTTAATATACCAAAAGGTTTAGCATCTTTAGAATAAATTATATCTACATCTTCAAACTCTATTGTATTCAAATCTATTAGATATTCTAATTCGTTTTCTTTATTGTAAAACTCAATCACAGGAATATTGTATTCACAGTAATCTATTAATTCAGCTAGTTTCATTAATTGTTTTTCTAATCTTATTTTTGACATTCTTAATTGTATAGAATATACTCCTACGGCTGATGCCTGTTTTTTGTGCTAAAGTCGTATAAGTATATTTGCTACCATCATTATCTCCAAAAAAATATAACTTGAATAATTCTCTGTCATACCAATAAATCTTATCTAACTCATTCTTAATCAATTCAATAGATTTTTGACTTGTGTTATCATTAGTAAATATAAAAGTATCTAAATTAGTGTCTTGGTCGTCTATATGTTGTTGATTGTATTTTTTAATCTTATAATAGTATCTACTAGTTTTTGAATGATACATTAAACTCATTATCCTTGCACCAAAAAAAAAGAGTTCACCTTTTTGTCTGATGGACTCTAATTCTTCTTTTGGATAACTATACATTGCTATAAAG